CTTGGCCTTCTTCTCGGGATCAGGAACAGATTGAACATGTGGCTGCTGAGCCATACCAACTCCTCTCGGCATTGAACCTCCACACTATATATACTGACAGGCTACGGTGCAAGCACACGTGCGATGGATGCACGCTGTTCGCCATCAAATTCCTGATGCACGATCTCCACTGTGCACGTCAGACCGATCAGCGAATTGAGGTCGATGCTGCGACCCAGCGGACCACCGCACTTCTCCATGAATACACGCCACCTGTGTCTGTTCACGCCGGTGTCGTCTACCTGCAAGCGATTGTAGGACAAGGCGGTGCCATCAGGATCACCGTCCGTGTAGTCAGCAGGATACGACTCGGCATTGATACGCATCATGATCTGGACGTATTCATTGCCTGTCGTTGGTGACGTGCGTCGTTGTGCACCGATAATCTCTGCAGGGTATGGACCCACGGGCAGCGGGACCGGGGGTGGCGCATTCGTGATGTCGTCAGAGAAAGCCAGGATCGAACCACTCATAGGTCTTGAACTCCGTCAAGGTTGGGGGTATGTTGAAGGCTACTCACTTCGATGGTGGGTTGTCTTGCATGTTCACAACTCGACCCCCGCTACTGGAACGGTATGCGGGGGTCTCTTTGTCACCTCCTTGCTATAGATTTCAATGTCACACGTGCAGGCAGTGGCAAGCGTCGCCCACCACCGTCCTTCCACGCACCATACCAGTCAGCGATGCCCTCGCCTTCCTGGGTATCTGGATTGTAGTGCCACACGAACTCAGGCTGTGTTGCATCGAACAGCCTAGTCTTCATCGGCTTACGCATCCGACACGGACGCACTGCAATCGTCCTGTCCTTGCCATTGTCATTCACCCACCACACTTCATTGAAGCGTAGACCGACTTGGTTCGCAGTGCCTTCACTGAGTGCCATTGTCACACTCACGATTGCACCTTCATCGTTGCGGTCTGCACTCCCCTCATGCGTGATCAGGATCAGGTGACGCTTGTGATCCGCACACAGCTTCATCAACGCCACAGTGGCACGCAGCACAGATGCATTGCGATACGTGTAGCCATGCATCCCTGGACGCTCGATCGATGACTTGTTGATCACCACTGCATTCTGCAACGCCACATACGCCAGTGTCGTCATGCTGTCCACCACCAGCGTCTCGATGTCAGGTCGTGCAGTGAGCAGCTTACCGATGCCATACGGATCAGCCGTAGCGAACTGATTGATCAACTTCAGTGGCGACTCACTCGTAAGATTGAGCACCGACACATCATCACGACCGGCAAGAGAAAGATCGCCACCAGGATCGAGTAGCACATGCAGCTTCCTTCCTGGTGCTGTCATTGCGAGCGTTGTCTTGCCTGCTCCACTGTCACCCCACAACAAGCACATGAGGTATGAGTTGTTGACTGATGGTGACACCAGTGGGATGCCACCAACCATGATCGGTAAATCGTCATCCACGCGGATGCTCCTCCACCACTGTGATGCGTGCATTGAGGTTGTTGGTCTGTGACTTCAGGTGTGCGATCATCTGCAAGATCATGTTGATCGCGACACGCGAGTTCGGTGCATTGATCTGACCTGCTTCGATACACGCTTGATCGTAGTAGTCACGCCACTCTTGATCAGTCATCATCTTCCTCCGTTTGCAACTCGATGATGCGTTCATTCAATCCATCCAGCGCAGCGACCATCGCCAACATTGGATTACGAATGACGGGATCAGACACATCCTTGACCAGCACTCTGATGTTGCCTATCAGACGTGCGAACTCGACTTCATCCATCGCTATCCTCGCGTATGTTATTCGCTGCCTATGCCATCCAGTATGGTTTTGCCTTCCAGTGGACTCCATTCATCCGTCACCATCTCCTTGACGATAACACGTTGCTCAACAGGGTCAGCGTCACAGAACGGGATGAACGAGCACGGTCGGAAGTATCGGTTGCACGAATGCGTATACTTCGGTGCGTCATAGGGGTTCCCCTCGTATTGCCTTGCCATGTTCACGGTGTGCACAAGCCAGTCCACCCACCGTGAGAAGTGGTAGTCGCGACGCGAGACTGTCTCTCTCACGTAGCCACCAAAATCATACGTCTTAGGCAGTGGGATCGCAAGTCCTAATACTTCAGCGTTGTTTACTGCATGTTGTGTGAATGTGCTCGCTGCCACACAATATCCAGTAACCTGATGACTCAACAGGAACGACTGCGACCATGCATCGTTGAGGCGTGATGCGGTCTTGTTGTCGTGGATTGTCAGTTCATTCCTGCCGTTGAAGTGGATGCCGTCGATCCGACCTGTGAGGCGGAATTGCAGTCGCAAGTCACCCTCAATATCCACAACGAGGTCGAACGGTATCTCAATGCCGACATCGCTGGTCGCATCCTTATAGTCTCGCATCCACACGGGATGGTCCCACTTCCATCGATTGATGTATGCATAGATGCACTCCTCCATGTTGGACAAGGTGCGTCGGTTGTCGCGCGGGTCATCGTAGAAGCCACTGGTGTCAAGCACGGCTACGCAACCACGCTTGGCTACCTCTACGCAGTCACTTGCATCCTGTATTGTCTGATCAATCAACTCTAGACGCTCGGCACCGAACAGACGTGTGCCGTGGTAGTGCCACAACTGATCCTGGAATGCGTAGTTGCCATCGAACTGTTGGATCAGTGAGATAAGACGAACCAATGCGAAGCACTCATGCATGGCGTGACCAGCTTCGAGAGCCAGTGCGCGACCAGCAGTCTCCATTCTCTTGTGCATTGAGTAGCGCAACACGCCCCAGGTCGGGCACGTGTTGATGGCACTCAGTTTGGTATGGTCGTAGGTTTCTAGATCAATGTCCTGCTCAGTAGCTAGTCTGAAGCTAGCCTTGACGTTCTCCATGCTCATTCCCCTGCTGGTGATCACGCTTGATCTGCTCCACTTTGAGCCTCAAGCTGTCACCAACATGAATGAGCTTCTCCACTTCGTCAACGCATCGTGCGACCAATTCGGTCAACTCGCGCATGTGCTGTCGTGTCTCAGCGAACTCATCAAGCATCCGTTCGAGTGACACAACGACACCATTCTCAAACCCCATCTCTTTGACATTGAACCGCACATCACGTGCTCTAATCAGCGGCATCTTCCGTTTCTCCTACTTCAAATTGCACCACCATCATCTTGATACGACACTTATGCACCAATGCCTCAACCTTGGCTTCTTGCTCTGCACACTTGTCGAGTGCACGCTTAGCCACCTTGTATGCGCGCTCAAACGCCATCCAACTCACCAGTCGTGCATCATCTGACTTGACCTTCGCTATAGCTTCAAGCTGTTGCACGCGAAGAAGACGACGCTCGCGGATAATCGCGAGCATCGCATCAAGTTCATCGACGCTGAGTTGATTGATCGTCGCACGCTCTGTTGGCGTGTCAGTCACGGTTCTCCTCCAACTCTTCAGTGAACTCTACGAATGACTGTATACACTTGATTGCCTTCGTCACAGCAGCGTCTTTGGTTGCGCTACTTCCATGATGCGGATACTCACGCACACAGTTTGCCACCCATACCCAACGCTGCAACTCAGGTGCATTAGGATCGAACGTGACCGTATACTTTTGACCGGCATGTTCGTGCGTCTCACTCTTCGGTGGGATCGTATTCAAGTGGACTACCTTTCCCATTGATGCTCCACAAACACAAATACCCCAGATGCATAACATCCAGGGTATTTAGTCACTGCTTCAGTTCACTTCGCTGCACTGTCATCATTCGTCACCCAATGCGTCGTATATACGTGTGGTAGTTCTGGCTGCCACGATGCTGCTTCGTATGCTTCATCTATGACTGCCTTCTTCACACCCTTGCCTTGCAAGTATGCTTTGAAGTCATCTTGCTTGAGGCGTCTACCCGCACTGCGGACCTCAAGATCAATACAGACTACATCACCACCATAGATGATACCATACTTGCCTGGTTCATCTTTGGAGATCAGCACACCTGCTTCGATGCAAGCTTGCTTCGCCTTATCCTCACGCTTCTTGGCAAGTGATGTTAGGTGCTTCGCGACTGCATACTCCCACACAATGGGTGCATGGTTGCTCGTGCTCTTAGGCATATTCATGCCTGCCGAATGACCGATGCCAGCGAACGCTACATTGATTGCATCAATCAACCTGTTCTTCATTCTCGACGATAGTGACATAGCACTAGAGTCTCCATTGAATGTTTCGTAAGTAACCTACTCGGTTCCCTTTCTCATTGTGTAAGTAGAGTGTAGCACACTTTACACCTTATGTCAACCCCCCACTATGTATACTCTAGTTTGTGCCACGCCTCCGACTTGATCCACTGTGATACATTCAACTCACGTTGCAACATGGTTGATGCCACGGTGTCCTGTTGTTCCACTGTCGATCGCAGTGCAAAAGCACCATCGTTGTGCGATGCGTAATACGTGAGAGCTGAGTAGACAGCCCAGAGGTTCTGACCCCGCTCCTCTCGCTCGTGCATGTATTGCTCGCATAAAGTCTCTTGCAGCTTCGCAGATGCTGCAATGTCCCTGAACAGTTGCATAGCATCTGCATGTTTGACCTCTGTCCTTGCCCACCGTTGCCACTTCTCCTGACTGCCTACGAACGTATTGAGTGATTTACGCACTACGTCGCCCACGCCATCCACCATCAGACCAGCAGTGTGCTTACGATACGTGCTCGTGTAGTCACCACTGATCATGCCATTGGTGCACCAGAAGTCGATCGCACCCGCATGGACACGTAGAGCGGAACCACCATACCCGTTCTGCACGATCAGCCTGAATACGACTGATGTCTTATCATGTGAACCAACGTAGCACTTGATGCTAGGAAACACATACTCTCGATAGCACATGCGTCCGAGTGAAGACACCTTGTCTGTAACGCGCACGCCTGACAGGTCACTGGCAGACATCTCCTTGCACATCGCATCTTCGACATGCCCAAAGAGTTCACGATTGTGCACCAGTCGGTATCCACTGCCTACGACACTGAGGACATGCACGCTGTCTCCCTCGCTGTTCAGTCGTATGATCGCCTTGTGCGTATCGATCCGCGCATACGTGCCCTTGCGTGTCTCCCACCCTACACGTCGTTCACCAACCGGGAACAAGATGATCGAGTCAGGTGTGTTATACTTATCGAATGGGCCTTTGTCGTCCTGTGGTTCGTCTGTTCCGTCTAGTGGCATTCATACCTCCCTATGCTTCTGTTGCTGGTTCTATCTCCGTGTAGCTATCCGGGTATGGGTCTTCTCGACTGATGCTCACGTAGACAGTGCCGTGTTGTGTCTCGAACTTAATCTTCTCCCACTGATCCAGATGATCAGCGTAAGCCTTAGCGGCCGCAACGAATGCGAACCACTCAGCGTCTCCTCTTTTGTCTTGCATGTCCACTCCTTATTCTTCCGTTGCTGGCTTTTGCTTAGCTATCTCTGCACGCTTGGCCTCTAGTCCAACGATGACCTCTTTCACATCCTCCCCTATCGTGGTCGAGCCTACTAAGCCAACCAACTTAGCGTGCACGTCATCGATTACACCAAGCACTGCATCCTGTGCAGCATGTTCCTGTTTAGACCACAACATCGCCAACTGGATACGCTGATTGAACTCGTCACGCTTGGCTGTGATCTCACCAAGCATCTGCTGAACCTGTGGAAGTCCTGTGCTTGATCGCACTGCTTCAGTCAGCCTGTCGTGTAGACTGTTGAGATACTCTACGATGTCATCTTGTATCTGTGTCATACTACTACCACTAGCTCCTTTACGTCTGAGGCGTTGATCAGGTCACGCACTGCGCGTGTCATGATGATGCAACCCTGCGAAGCAGTCTGGTCCATGCTCGCTGTGTCACCATGTATGAAGAAGTCATCACGTCCATGCATCTCGTTATCGGGTGCAGGCTCCAACGGAATTGCGCATGGACCGAGATTGTCATGGTCGTAAGCGGAGAGCATCGTGTAGTCACCCGTCGGAATTGGACCCTCATTCTCACGACCCTCAGCGAGTGGTCTGTTGACGTATGGTTGTGCACCCGAATAACCCTGTCCGACTAGTAGACCTGTCGGATCATAGAGGTTGCCTGTCTTCTGTGAGTATGTCCACGTTCCCATGCTATCACCCCGTGCGGATTGCGTCAGCCACCATTTGACCATACGGTTGCGTCACTCCACTACCATCCCACGGTGGTGCCCAGATGAGATCAGCAGGTTGTGCATTGTTCCAGTTGATCATCCACCATGCTGCACCATCAGGGTTGTTCTTCGCTGTGTCGAACACCTGTTGCCAGTTGCCGTTGATGGCATCGCTGTTGTCACCATCGCCTGTCTCTAGTGTAGGGATCGGCAGTTGGCCATCCTTCGAGTGGAACACTCTGAGCGAGGCTAGCACTGACTGCCACTGACCAATCATCCATCCATAGCAGTGAGTGTCGAAGCACACATTCGACATCTGGCCGATGTCGTTCTGGTTCATACCAGTGATCTCACCACCAGGATTGCCAGTGCACAAGTAGATCGGGTTCTGGTTGCCTGTGCTACGGATCGCATTGTGCTGACCAAGCATCATCGCACTGATCGCACCACCGCTACCATGCGGTTCGTTCTGTGTGCCGAAGTGAACGAGTGGATTGTCCTTCCATCGATTGGCATACGATGCGAGGAATGCATTCGATCGACCATCGTTGGCTGCGACTGCATCACCTGTGTAATGCAGGTCCACCTCTACGATGATGCCATGTGATGTCAGGTCGTTGATCCAGTTGATCCAGTTCTGATCGGATGCTGATGGCATGAAGCCATCCCAACATGCCCACCGAACGAAGTTGATCCCTGGTAGAGACTGTTGCAGACGTGCACGTGTGACACGATCATACTCCCAACCCTTGTCACCCCACACACGTGCTGTGAGGACGTTGACACCCTTCGCTTTGAAGACTGTGCCATCTGGTTTGTAGAGCTTGCCGTTCTGCACCTTGAAGATGCTACTCGGTGCAGGAGCAGGTTGAGTTGGATCACTGATCTGCTGCCATGAGCACGTGTTGGTCTTGGTCGTGTTGTTGTTGTCCTGATACCACGCATTACTTGCGTTCTTCTGCACACACTTGCGACCTGACATGCCGATCATCATAACGGCATTGGTCACAGTATCACGGACACCGTTCTTCGTTATCTGAAATCCGATGGCCGGTGCAGTTGCGAGGATCAGTGCGTATGCGTTGCCGACATCGTCAACGAGTGGTGCACTACCCGGCGTACTGATGTAGATACCATCAGGTGTTGGTCCACCAACTGGTGGTGTCTTCTCTAATGCAGTGACACGTGCAGCGAGTGTATCGAACTCGTCCTTCGTTGGGACATTGGCTGGCATTGGTTCACCTTTTCAAACATGAGTCGAGAAGCTGCTGCATGATCTGCACGGTGTGCTCGGCACGCTTGTTCGCGAACCATATGAATGCAGCGAAGAATGCGACGTTGACGAGGATCAACGCAAGGAACTGTGGAGCAAGTGAACGCACAACTTGAGAACCAAGTTTCTGCGCTACGCCTAA